TGCTGCTACGGCTATTGTCCAATTTGGTGCATTGTCAATAACTGTTTGTGCACTATTTACCAAAGTAGTAGTGCTAGCACTACCTTCTCGTCTAATTAATCCTTCTATTTTCCAAGCTGCAGATTCGGTACCACCAGCGGCTTGACGTCTAGCAACTACTAATAAACTAAACATATAGGCTGAATTATTTGGTAATATTACTTGGTTGCTAGATGTAGCGGCATTACCATCTGTAGTTAGTTTAGTTGTTGTAGCATTTGTTGTTGTGGCTTGCAGTAGTGTAGAACTGGTTCCACTAGATGCAGCAGTAATTCTGCCCTTACTATCTACAGTAATATTTGCGGTTGTATAGGTACCGGCAGTTACACCACTATTTGCAAGTGTTAAACTAATGCCAGTTGTACCACTGCCCGTGGCATCACCACTAACTGTTATTGTTTGGTTATTGGTAATAAAACCAGCACCATTTGTTAATTGATTTGTATTAGTAGGTATTGTTATAACACCTGTAGTACTATTATAAGCACCACTGCCTGCTACAAAACTATGTGCTGCTCTAGCTCTAGTATCTGTATAAAAAAGGTTGGTTACTTCTGATAGATGACTTGTATTAGTAGGTATTGTTATAACACCTGTAGTACTATTATAAGCACCACTACCTGCTGTAAAACTATGAGCTGCTCTGGCTCTTGTATCTGTATAAAATAAATTAGTTACTTCAGATAGATGACTTGTATTAGTAGGTATTGTTATAGAACCTGTAGTATTATTATAAGCACCACTACCTGCTGTAAAACTTAAACTAGTAAGGGTGATATAATTACTACCATTTGTTAAATGAGTAGTGTTAGTAGGTATTGTTATAACACCTGTAGTACTATTATAAGCACCACTACCTGCTGTAAAACTATGAGCTGCTCTAGCTCTAGTATCCGTGTAATATAAGTTAGTACCTTCGCCAATATTAGTAGTTGTTAATGTTACAGCACCAGTTAGTGTATTAACACTAGTAACTCCACCTGTTACAGTAATTACTCCTGTAGCACTATCATAACTACCACTTCCAGTTACACTAATTGCAGCACGCGCTCTAGCATTGGTAAAATATAAATTGGTACCTTCAGTTATATTACTAGTATTTAAATTAGCAATAACTACTGGCTGATATTTAACAAAAGTTACCTTATCATTAATATATGCAGCACTAGCTAAAGTTACACTAGTAGTATTTGTTGCGGTATAATCGCTAGAATCTAACAATACGCCATTTAAATATACGTCGATAAATCCTACAGTATATCCGCCGGTAACAGTAAAAACAGTTTGTCCACTAGTTGCAGAATTTTCTTGTACGGATCTAACTGTTGCCCCACCCGCTCCTGAACCAGAAATAGATTCTATACTATTAGAACTATTTTTATAATATAATTTACCATCCGCATAGTTTATGGCTAGTTCGCCATAATCTAAATCTGTTACTAGGGGTACTTTTCCTGGAACAGAACTTTTCTTTAATTTTACTAATGACATTTTATTCGTCCTAATAAGGAAATATCGAAATTAAAAAATTTCGAAGAACTTATACTAGTATGTTCCGCCGTCTACAGAATTTATAGTAACATAACCACTAGTAACTGTAAAGTCGCCATTGTAAAAACTAACTAATCCTTTTGTAGCAGCTCCAGAAGTAGCACCTGCTGTTGCTGTTGGTATTGCTGTTGCACTAGCGGCTGTTATTAAACCTTTGGCATTTACAGTAAAACTTGGAACTGTTACGCTATCACCAAAACTTCCAACATTACTATTAACAGTAGCTAGTGTTAAAGCTGCGCTAACATTGGCGCTACCATTTACACCTGTTAAAGTTGCGGTAGCGTCACCAGTTAAACTAAGATCTCTGGCTGTTTGCCAAGTAGTAGCTGTACTAGCATTACCGCTTACACCGCCAGTAAAATTAGGCGCGGTTATATTTTTATTAAAGTCCCAGGTATCTGTGCTGCTTGTATATAAAATTGTTGCACTAGCGCCAGCAACCGTTAAACCTGCACCATTCGCTTGAGCAGCTGTAGTAGCATCTTTGGCAAGTGTTATGTTAACATCTGCAATTGATACTGCAGTAGAATTGACAGTAGTAGTAGTTCCTTGTACTGTCAAATTGCCAGTAATTGTAGCATTACCTGCTACACTAATATTAGCAGCAGTAATATCGTCACTACTTAGTGTTCCATTAACTGTTACATTATTAAATGTAACGTTTGCAGTTGTTGAAACATCTTGTCCAATAGATACAGTAATACGTTTACTACCAGTAGTAGTTGTTACGCCAGTTCCAGCCGCAACAAGAAAAGTATCAGTTAATAGATTAATACTTTCAGATAAACCACTAGTTCCAATAACAGTAAGTGTAGTAGCTACGTTAACTGTACCAGCAGCAGTTAATCTACCTTTTGCATCTACAGTAAAAGTAGGTATCTGAGTAGTACTACCATAACTACCGGCTGTAACACCGCTAGCTGCTAGTGTTAATGCCGTGCTAATGTTTGCTGAACCATTTACACCTGTAAAGGTTGCTGTTGCATCGCCTGTTAAACTAAGATCTCTAGCTGTTTGCCAAGTAGTAGCTGTGCTAGCATTACCAGTAAGATTACTAGTAATCATTGTAGCACTAAAGTTACCACTAGCATCACGTTTAACTATTGCAGAAGCAGTATTAGCATTAGTTGCAGCATCAACTAAATCTGTATATCGTTTACCACCAATAATAACATGATTAACAGCATTACCCGCGGTTTCGGTACCCATACCGATATATAATCTATCACCACCATTTGAACCATTATCTGTTAAACCGCTATATGCTAATTCACCAGCACCTAGAACAGCTGGATTGCCACTTACTTCACTGCGTTTTATTCGTAAAATTGAGGCCATTTTATGTTCCTTTAGTATTGACCAGATTCAATTACTTGTTGATTAAGTAAATTTCCAGCAGTCCATTTTTGAGTAGTGGTATTATAGATTAATATTCCACCATTTTGTAAATTAGATATATCAATATCCGATAAATCAGCTATACCGCCAATAACTTTTTGTGGCCCAATAGGTCCTGATAATACAACTACTTGCTGTTTTGATTCAACAACAACTGTATTATTTTTATCTGTAACTACTGCTTGAGTTGTCATCTGGTCACCTCTCTAACTAATGTCATGTTTCCTGTTAAAAAGGGCACTACAAAAGTTCCTTGTGTTAACTCTAGTGAATAAACTGCAGTAGTAAAATCAAAATCTCGTGTAGTTGCAGCAGGAATTGTTATTGTAATATTATTATTTGTTGTGTCTACGTAAACCTGGTTATTAGTACTATTCATCTCATGAATAACAGTAGCGCTGTCTAGAGTTTCACGTATTTGCATTACTCCGGTATATCCAGCTAACGGTACGGGCTGATTATATTCTATAACGCCGGTGCTAGCAGTATGTACTGAATAATTTAAGCTATTTAATTTATTAATAGTAACTGTATTGGAAGTAACAGCAGTAACTATATAATAAGAATCATCGCTAGTATTATTAATCTCTTTCATACCTTGTGCACCAACTACTCTTATTCGCCAACCAATAGGTATGGAGTGATTGCTAACAGTAGTAATTACACAAGGAGCAGTTTTACTAATACTTTGTATTGGTACATATATTTTGGTGTCTGCTTCCCACCTAAAGGTTTCTTGGAAAGTGCTGCCCTCATATATCTTATAATTAATCTTAGCAGGTGCCATATTTATACCTTTACCTTTCTAAGAGCAGCTAGTTTCTTAAAACTATTTAACTCAGTAGTAAGCGCAGCTATTTCTTCTTGCAGCTTATTATTTTCAATATTAAGTTTAGTTAGTTGACTATTTAACTCAACTATATCTAACTGTAACTTAGTTAATTCTTCAGTAAGTTTACTATTCTGCTGACCCATACGCTCCAGCTCTTCGTGCATCATCTTGATAACACTTGTTTCCGCATCAGTACTTCGCCAGTCTTTTAATAGTTTTTGCACTCCTACTGATAGTGCAATTATTGCCATAGCTGCCACAGAAATAGTTTGTACCAGACTATGATTTTCTACTTCTACCATTATAGTTCCTTTTTTCATAGGCAGCAATCTATATTTAGCTTATATCTTGATTAAGTATTCACCTAGTTTAAGTGATACTATTTTGTCAAGTAAAAATATTTAAACCTTTTTAACTCTTGTATATTATAACACAAGGGCAAGAAGTTGTCAACTAGAAAAAATACCCTGCCCATATAATTTGGACAGGGTACAGGATAGTACTTGTTATGTTTTTTACCGACTCGATATGTAGTTTCCAAACCGTTTTGATGAATTCGGTCGCCCAGTCGGGGTAATTTTGTCGATCTAAAATTTTCAGGGATTAGCTTGCTCTAAGAGTGTTCTTTCAGTATACTGCTTAAAATTTTCATCTGCGCTAACAGGTCTGGTTTGTAACCACTCTAGTATTGCTTCAGTATTTGTATTGTATTCTATATTATTTCTTGTACAATATAATGGTTCTGTTACAAGATAAAAACCTTCGGTTTTGTACGGCTTATCGTCCTTGGTAAGTTCCAGACCCCAATGTATACTAGTTACTAAAAACTTTTCTGGATCTTCTTGAACTGGTACACACATTAATTTTATTATTTTCCACATACCATTTTACCTATTAAGTTGATTGGGTTATATACCAATAGCTAGTTCGTTTTGTTAATAATGCAGTTCCTCTAACCGCAGTTACGGTTACAGTAACTGTTCTAGTTCCTTGATTACTGCCCGTTGTACCAGTATATGTGGCAATACGATTGCCGCTGTTTAGGGTAAATAATCCAACATTAGCAATAGCTCCAACGGAATTATCTGGCAGCACAATATTTTCAAAAAGTATATTTAGTGTAATATTTTGAGGTGCAGCAATATTAGACCTTACAGTAATAGTATAAGGCTGTCCAGTATAAGAACTAGAAACATCTACACTTATAATATCAAAAGTAAGATCTGCTACAGTAGACTTGCTTTCGCATTTAAACATTCCATAGTTAATCTCGCCACTGCTAGGTATATTACTAGAAGTATTTGGCACATAGCTACCGCCACGATAGTACTCGGTTAAATTTATTGGATTACTACCGCCAAACTCTTGTTGAATATCACTAGCAGTAACTATATTAGGGTTAACTACTGTTTTAAATGAACTACTAGTTGAGGGTATAGCTAATCTATTAGGACTGTCTGATAGATTACCAGAGGTATAAAAAGTACTAGTTGAATTTACTTGATTATTAACACTTACAGTATTATTAACTATAGCTGACCTAAAATTAGTTGTTGTTACTGCGCTAGTCCCACTATTAGCTCTACGCTCCTCTGCCCATAATGCACAAATACCTGCAACATTAGGGCTTGCTGCACTTGTTCCGCTAAACGGTCCTTGATTATAATTAGTATCATCATAGTAAGC